TTTGCCTGATGGAACACCTGTTTGTGGGGTGCCATAAATTCTAGCAGACGCTTCTTTATATCCTTTCCGGACAGCACGAGCGTTTGGCATACTGCTACCTTGGCTGGGAACCAAAACTAAATTAACATCTTGCAACTCAGGGTATTCGAGTAATACCTGATTAGTTTCTGGATTCAAAGCCTCTTGTAATTTCAACATGGAAATGTCAGTGTCTGCAGAACCCGCAGCAACGTCTAACGCTGAGTCGTTTACATCAATAGATCCCAAGTAAACGCGCGGTTGTTTATCCGCACCAATAAATACGCCGGTTTGTTTTGACGCCAGTTCTTCTGGCATACCTTGTTCGTAAATAATCCTTTCGTGTTCTTTTATTTTCTGGCTACCGGTAACGGATTTAGAACCTCCGAAAATACCAACTACGTCCCCCTCCGGTACGTCAGTAAAAAGCCGCGCTGCAGGGAACATGGCAAGTGCCTCGGCAAACTGGCCGGGACGGGTAATGTTACCTTCTGCATCCCTCGTAGTGATGTTTCCGCGGGCCACGTTTTCTGCGCCGCCTATCACACTTTCAACAATAGCCTTGGGTAAACCGGGTAATGCCCCTATGCCCTGACGCACTGTTTCGAGGGCCTCGGTCTGTTCTTTGTCGTCACCGAACAACAGTCGGTCACCAAACTTCAAGCCACCGCTGATCGCATCAACAATCGGAGGCGTTGCAAACCGTCTGGGACCGTACTCACCGGGGGTGTAACTGGTACGAACGTCTTCCTCAACAAACGCTTCACCATCCAAACCACCCGGTTGCAATCGTTGAATGGTTTCAAAAGTAGACTGGGGTTGCCTGATTACGTCACGCTCAAAAGGCATGAAAGGACTTAAAATCTGTGTAATGGGGTTTTCTTCCGCCTCTGGTATGCCGCGGACAACTTTTGACGGATCAGGTTGTTCCTTGGGCCGTGGTTGATCCATCCTGCTAAAAAGCTCGGCATCCGCATCCTGCCGTGCCAACGCCTCCTCAAGCATTCTTTGACGCGCAAGAATCTCGGCCGGTGTCAAGTCAAGCCGTTCAGCCATAATACGCTGCTGCCGATATCATCGTCTGTCCACTCCCAAAGTCTTCCCAGTCGTCACTGGGCAAACTGACAAAGTTGCCCTGTCGATACCGCATCAACGCCTGAGTGGTACTATCCACCAGGTCATCGTGCGTCCCATTCGGAAACGATGCACATTCTTCAATTACTTCATGCGCCCACGTTTCATCCGGAGCCCAGATCATACCAGCTTCAAATAGCGGAGAGATAGCATGAACCCGAGAAAGTTTATCATTACCTCTGCTCGGCGTAAAATTTACTACCGGGATGCCAACCTGCCGTAATTCGTGGGTCAGAGGGGTCCCTGTGGCTTTTGCCTCAATAATTACCGTTTCTGGCTCCCAATATTTGTACGCCTCCAGCGCAATTTCTTTCAACTCGGGAAAATCCCAACGCCCCTTCTTCGCATCCAGCAAGATCAAATGCGCGGGGCCCCCAATCTCCTCGGGGTAAAATACACCCCACGTCGTGATCGCACTATAGTCCGCTGTTTCGCGTTTCGAGAACGCCGTATCGTAACTCTGGATCACATACTGAAGGTTCGGAATGCCTTCACCCTCCCACACGTTCCACCATTCACGCTTCAGGATCGCCAGACTTTCCGAGGTCGGAGCCTGTTGATACTGCGCGTTCCACTGATAAGGCGGTATCGACGCCTTGACCGATTCCAGTTCCTCCCGTTTCCAGAATTCAGGCCACGTCGGCTCGCCACTCGGTAATATGGCAGGTAACTCGACTACCTCCCACTGATCCGCGTTCGGATCTTTAGTCATCTGACGAATCAGATTTCCCGTCATGTCTTTCTCGGACCACCGGGTTTGTACCAGAACTATCGCTCCGCCCGGTTGTAAACGCTGTCTGGGACCCGCGGTGTACCACTCCCACGCATTTTCAAAACCACTGGCCGACATCGCCGTCTGCTCCGAGTGAGGGTCGTCAATGATAATTAAATCACCACCACGGCCCGCCAAGTTCGAACCAACGCCCACGGCATAGTACATACCACCCGATTTTGTGTCCCATCTGCCCGATGCTTTACTGTCTGCCGATAGCTGGGTCGCTTCAAAAACCTCACGGTACTCGTCAGTTTCCAGCAGGTTCTTGACCTTACGGCCAAAGTTCACAGCCAGTTCAGTCGTGTGAGTAGCCTGTATAATCTTCATCGACGGATCACGGCCGATCATCCACGCAGGAAAGAGAAATGATGCAAATTCACTCTTCGTGTGCCGCGGAGGCATGTTGATGATCAAACGTTTTAACTTGCCGCTCGCAATTTCTTCAAGCTTCTCGGCAATAATGTAGTGGTGCCGCCCTGCAATGAATCCGGGCCACATACTTCGAACAAATGGAATAAATTCACTTTGACAAGCTTCAAGCTTTTCTAACTGCTTCAGACGCAGTTCCAGCCGCAGTTTTTGAGTTTCGTCTACCGTTTCCAGACTCAGGCTCATAGGGGTCCCTAAGAATCCGCCAAAAACTTCAAAAATTTATCCACATCTAACGGCAACGTGAATAAAAGATCAGGCTTCACTTCCGCAACGCCTTTTTCCGCGACTCGTAACACACGTTCAGATCGATACAAATACAGTTCATTGGTATCTTTTACCCATTTTTGAGCCAAAAGCCAAACTTTTGATCCCATGTGCCGTGTGGCAAAACTTACCTGAAACGGACTGAGCAACACTTTATTGCCCTTCAGAACCTTCAACTCGATTAAATGCAAACGTTTCTTTTCATCGCACAGCAACAGATCAGGAATGCCGGGGGTTTGCGAATTTTCGATTCGCGTCAGTACTACATTCGCCCCGGATTTTTCAATGTGCCACTTTAACGTCTTCCAAAACTTCGATTCGCTCTGGTTCGACATCAATCACCTTTTCCCCAAGCTGACGCCTGAGTTCGTTTAGTGCTTCCTGAACTTGTTCTTTACTCATCTGATCTATGGAGCCGTGACGTATTTCACTCTTATTAACGTAAATATTACCCTGGGCAAGCCCTCTGGCCTTTTCAGCTTGGACAGCGGCACTATATGCACCGTTCTCTAACGCCTCGTCCCTGATCCGTTGTAAATCGCGAATATGCCTCGCATAAGTGACTTCGTATTTTTGAGCAAGTTGCTCTCTGCGCTCGCGTAACGCCTTACAGACGTGTGGACTAATTTTGGGGTTTAAAAGCTCGTAAGCCCTGACATTTGCGCCACGGGCGCTGAAGCCCGCTTCTACGGCTAAGTTTTGTAGCGTGTCTTGGCCCTCGCGGGTTGCTACAAGCTCCACGAACTTTACTTGCTTGCCGGTTAGTCGAGTTTCTTCGCTAACGCGGGGTCTCCCACGGCCCTTGGCTTTGTCAACGGCTTTCTCCATGCGGTGAATCTTATACCAAAAAACGGATCAAATAACAGCTTTTTTTAAACAGTAATCGCCGTTTGATTTTTTAGGTGATTGTTTGCGGAAAACCTGCACCTTCACACGTATCGCAGACAGCGCGCCGTGGCGCGCGGATCGCGGATTTTGCAGCTCGGATCGATTGGCGCGGTTAGCCTCGATTGTCCGGGGGACCCGAGCAATAAACCGCGGACCATGGGGCGCGGATCAGATCGCGTATCAAATCGACTTCCATGGAAGTGAAAAAATGACTTCCAACATGGGGCGCGAGTCACGGTTCGAACCGCCCAGTTCCCAAACCTCGGGGCGCGGTACGTTTCGCACGGCGGGCGGGCGGCGGGCGGGGGCCGGTTGCACTCTTTTATTCGGGCCAAAAAAAGCCCGCGCATGGCGGGCTTAGGGAGCGTCGGACGGTTAGAAAGTGAAGCCCACCCAAACGAGCTTCTCGCCGTCAACTAGCATATCGCGGCTAATGTCGTCCCAATCGTCTATCCGGTACTTTTTAAAACTCCGGTCATACTCGCCGCGGGTGTAAACCTTTTT